GAAACAAGTTGTTGGGTGTAAATGGATAAGAGACAATCACAACGATGATATAGAGGATGGTGGCTATCAATTGTTCTATCTGATGTATAAAAACAGGACACTGTTGAACGCAGGGATAGTTGGTGGTAAAGCTGAAATAGTAGAGAAGTTCGCTAAACTAATGAAGGAATGGTACGAGGGTTGTATTGAGAAAGAACTATACACTGACATGCCTATTTTCAATTACATAGCGTACACTCAATTTAGCAAACAGATTAGACATGGATCAAAAGTAAACACTGAATTTAAAAAGAATGATACAAGAAATTTAACTCCTTGGTTCAGGCATAAATAAAGGAAAATACTTTTTATTTCAATTTTAGCTACATTTGACTAAACTTTAGTCGAATATGAAATACCAAACTCCTGAGTCGTATAAATCGACGCAATTCAGTCACCCATTTCCTAGCCAAGATATAGACCCTAAATTCAAAAGAGAAAAGGACTATTTCTTGGCTTTTAACAACGCCTTCTTTTCTGATTACGTCAATAACTACTGTTATGTTCCGTTTGAATTTGGAGCCAAGAGAAGCTTCCAAGAGTTACGTGCTTATGCTACAGGCCAACAGTCGAGCAACAAAATAAAGGAAAACCTTATTGGTGCTAAAAAGAAAGGAAAAGATGGTAAGTTCATTACCAAGATGAATGTGTCGTTCGATACCTACTACAAGCTCCCTCAGATGTTTGACGTGATGAGGGAAAAGAACATGAGTCAGGAGTATGATGTATCTGTAACCTGTATTGATGATGACAGTATCGCAGCAAAGGAAGCGGATAAGGAGATGCTTCTTTTCTTAATTGACGAAAACAACAAAAACTTCATGAAACAGGTAGGGTTTATCCCTAACACACCAATCAATCCAGAGGAAATGGGTTTGCGTACAGCTCAGGACGTAAAGACTTATTTTGAAATCGGTGGGTACACAATGCACAGGGAGATCGCTTGCCAAGCTGCTTGCCAGAAAACAAAACTCGTATCCAATTACAAGGTTCTGCAGGATTCTTCTTTTGATGATTTAATTGTGACCGGACTTGTAGGGTGGAAAACATACATCGAAGGCTCTACAATGTTACCTAAGATCAGAAAAGTTAATCTGGACAGGGCTTTGATACCATACTCGGAACACAATGACTTCAATGACATCACCAGAGCCGGAGAGGTGAGAATAATGAGCATTGCTGAAATTCGTAAGGAGAATCCGAAAATGACATCCGTAGACCTGATGTACCTAGCTAAATGCTTTAGTTGGATGAACCCACAATATCTTGCAGCAATAAACGGTAGTGCCTATACCAGAAACCTTAACCCTAATTATTTATCTAATATTGACGTTGATCCGATCAGCAGGGTTAAAGTGATGGTGCTGGATTCACAATGGCTAAGCGTGGACATAGAGACCAATCTAAAAAATGTGACTGGCACAGGTCAAATGAGATTCAAAGATATCCCGTATGACTATGAGCTAGATAAGAAAGCTCAAAAGAGTGGAAGTAAAAAGATTCAGAAAAATGTAATTCGTAAATATTACTCAAGTTGGGTAATTGGAACTGATAAATTCTTGGATTACGGTATTTGCAAAGATGTTGTTTACTATGGAGAGGATGGAAACAAAACCCCAAAATTAGATTTCTTCTTCGCTAAAACTGGTAATGCATCACTTGTCGAAAGAGCAATTGCAATCGTAGATGATATTGATATGGCTATTGTAAAGCAAAGGAATGCTCTGGCTACTATACCTGCAGCTCCGGGACTTGCGATACAAAAAGACTTACTCGAAAATGTGTTCCTGAATGGAATACTGCAGCAGCCAGACGACATCATGCAAGGCCTACAGGAAAGAGGTATCTTATATTATAATGCCCTCGACGATCATGGAAAGCCTCTGTACATGGCCGGAGGACAGAAGCCAATAGATTACTTAGATGTCACTAAAATAGCCGGAATACTAGCTGTATACGGTAATCAAATCGCAGAAAAAGTAAATGAGCTTCGTGAGGTATTGGGTATGCAAAATGGAGCAGATGCAGGCGGTACATCAGCGTATCAGGGATTAGGACAGACTAAACTAGCTTTCCAAGCAGCAAATGCTTCACTCTACCCTACATTCAATGCATACAACTATGTATTCAAGGCAGCGTTCGATGACATCATAAAAAAATGGCAGATTGTTTCTAAAGACAAAGATGTAAAAGTTAGTTACTCATTATTGGGCAGTAAAAATATGGCCGTATTTAATCTCGGCAAAGACTTCGATAATTGGGACTTTAATCTTGAAATTGAAATTGCAGCTTCACAGGAAGAGAAACAAAACTTAATGCAAAGCATCACTAACCAAAAAGCGTTAGGTGATCAGACTGGTGGGCAAAGCGGATTAACCATGAGCGAATACCTGTATGTATACCGTAAAGTAATGGCAGGGAATGTAGATGAAGCGATGTATGTACTTGCTCAGATTGAGGCTAAGAAACAACAAGCTCAAGCTGCAGCTAAACAAGCGGACATTGAAGCTAACGCTCAGGTTCAACAGCAGTCTGCTCAGATGAAGGGTCAAATGGATCAGGATGCTATCAATGCTAAATCAGAGGCTACTAACCAGAATACGTTACTGGCTGCGTTACTTAAACAAAACGAAATGTTACTTTCTGCTTTGGTTGCTCCAAGGAAAGAAGGAGAGCAATCAAACGTAAGTATTGCTCCTGATATAATGGCAAGTAATAATAAACAAGTTCAGGAAATTGTATCACCCCAACCACCTATGCCATTAGCTCCACAGGAAGGACAAATGCCACAGATGGAACAAGGTATGCAACAAGAACAGATAATGCCTGAGATGGCTTAATTTGGTTATTAAATAAAAAGAATATACTTTTGATACAGAAAAATTTGAAAAACTATGGAAGCACCAATAGATAATACAGTAATTGATTATGCCACTCAAAGGTTTGGGACTGCACCTGCAATAACTACCGAGACTACTGAAATAGTAGAATCACCTGTTGCGACAACAGAACCAACAACTGATGCAGCTGTAATAGCTACTACAACAGAGCCTGTCGAGACTACAACAATTACAACAACAGAACCAGTTGCACCGGACTATAACAAGTTCCTTAACGACGAGTCGGAAGGTTTGTTCGGTGATGTGGATAGCTTTAAACAAGCTCTACCGAAGATTAAAGGCTATGATACATTAGCTCAGGAAAAAGCAGAATTGGAAGAAAAGCTTAAGGTTGATCCTTTTGCTAACGATTATGTGAAGACTCTGAATGAAATGGTCAAAGGCAATAAATCAGCTGATGAAATAGAAGCCTTCACTAAAATTAGCCGATTGGATGTAGACAATATGTCTGCAGTTGATGCTAAGGTCATGAAGATGGTGAAAGACGGTTACAGTGAAGCTATTGCAAGGCAGATCGTGACGGACGACTTTCCTATCGAAGATTATGAAGAAGGAAGTACAGAGCGAATGAAATTAGAAGAAAAATTGAGAGTTAGTTCTCTTAATGATCGTAAAGCTCTTAAAGAGTGGAAAAAGGACTTAACAACAGTTGACAACACAGCGCAGACAGAAGCTGAGCAGAACCGTTTGAACGGTATAGCAGCAGCAGAGGCGCATAAAAAAGCAGTAGTAGCAGCACTACCTAAAATAGCAGAAAGCATTAAAGGATTAGGTGAAAGAAACCTAAACGGTAAAGAAGGTGATGAAGCGGTAAAGCTTAACTTCGATTACAATGCTGAATTTAAAGCGGAACTTCCTCAGAAGCTAGCATCATTCTTCCTTGATGGAAAAATGGAGGTTAATGAAGAGAACATCGAGTTTGCTCAAAAATATCTTAGGGCTGATTACTTGGAGAAAAACTTTGACCAATTGTCTCAGTCTATTTTTAAGCATGCAGAAGCGATTACCACTGAAAAAATGGTAAACAAATACGAGAACCGTACAGGTTTACCAGTAGAGTCAACGAATGTAGTCACTGACAACACTCAGAAAGAGAAGAACGATTTCTTGATGAAGATCGCCACAGGTAGATAATAAATCACAAGAAATTAAATAAACAAACATGCCAACAATCGATAACACCCAACCAACGCACATCGAATCAGCACAAGGTGATGTATTCGTCTTAGGTTCGACACTTTTAGCGGATAACCCTCAGTTGTTATCTACTTATTTCAAACAATCAGGCTATCCACCAACGACTTTAAGTAAGCTTAAGATGTTCGGTATGGGTACACCGGTAAAAAAAGGGGTAGAAGGGCCGATTACAGGTCACTACGAAAAACCACGTCCAAAAGACTTATTTACTGTTGGGGAGATAATCTCTGTAACTGACAATACTATTGTCTTAGCTCTTGCACCAGATGACATGTATACGTCAGTTAACGCTGTGGGTACTACTATCTGGTCACGTCCACGTGTAACAGAGGTGTATCAATTTGCAATCCAAGGCACGCAATACAGGGTGATTGAGAAAGACCGTACGGTTAATCCTCACCAAATCACTTTGGAAGCCAACAGAGATGTTGATCCGGAAGATGAAATTGTAGAAGGAGCAGTAGCTTCTTGGATTTCAACATTAAGTGGTGAGGGTACTGGACAACCAGAGCCTTTACGTCCGCTTTCATACAAATATCAGAATACTTTCTGGATTGCTAAGGAGACTGATATTACATCAGGAACTCACTTAACAACAACTGCTCCTTTTCAACCTGTTCCGGGTACTAACCTGATGTACAAAGAAGGCTTGAAAGATGCAGAAATGCGTATGGAGCAACAAAAAGGTCATGTTTGGATGTTTGGTCAAAAAGCAACTGGATGGACTGATTATTCTGATCCACTTAAATCAGAGGTGCCAATTCCGGGTACACAGGGTTTACTTGATTATGCGTTGGAAAACGGATATGACATGGAGTATGACACTACTGATTTTGATGATGCTGATCTTTACGCATTGTCGAACTACTTCCACGATATCCGTGTAGGTACATCAGAAATCCTTTTGATTGAAGGATACAATTTCAATCAGAAAATTGAGAAATTCTTCTCAAGCCGTTATAACTACAATTGGGTTATCGGTGTGTCTGATCGTTATATCAAAGAAGGCGTGCGTAATGCCCGTAACTTTGACAGTAACTTCACAGAAGAAGGAATGATGGTGAACTTAGGTATCACTGGATTTGCTTTAGGTAACTTTACGTTCCTACAAACTAATGCTCCTGAATTGGATTACATTGGTGGTGCAGGGCAAATTGGAGGTAAAGATTGGGCTGTTGCAGTTCCATTCGGTTTTGCAGGCGAAAGCGCAGAATACCGTCCATATGTAGGTTACGAGTGGAGAGGAACAGCAGGGTACTCACGTGAGAATGAGCTTTGGGTTAATGGTGGTGCAGGTAACGACAGGTTAGTTACCAAGTCATCTGAATTTGATGTTCAGAACACTTACATGAGGTCTGAAATTGCACCTCACTTTGCTTTAGGTGAGCAGTTTGCGGTTATCCACCCACAAGGTACTTCGGCTTCATAGTTCAATTTTTCATAATTCGATCCCCTGTTAGTGTATTCTTTCAGGGGATTTTTTTTTAATAAAAAATATTATCATACATAAATGTGTAGAAAATATCATAGATTTGAATATGGCAAAAGAAAAAAGACCTTCGTTCAGGATTGAATTAGACAAAGAGGATGTTGATTTCATGAACCAATACAAAGAAAATCATGGTTCAAGTATACAGTGGTTTGTAGAAAGGGCAGTGAAGCAAAGAATAACAGAAGTGAAGATAAAACAAGAATTAAACGAAAAAGAACTATAATATGCTATTTGAAAACAGGAAGCAGGTAACTGCAGAAGACTTGATGCTGAAATACGGCACACGAGCAGACTACAATAAGATTGTAAAGAAGCCTTCATTTGAGGTAAGTAAAGACAGAAGACGTGTTGATACTGTCAATGGTGGAGTTATCAAGACTCCTAAAGCAAGCGGTATGCGTAGTCACTTTATGGCAACTAATCCTTCTACTGGGTTAAAGGTAGAGATACGTTATGCACAGAGCAGCAATCCAAAAATTGTAGGGGATAGGGTTATTGATAACTTTGAACCTCGTTACGTAGATGTAAAGGGTGCTACTTTTGCTTTTCAGAATGATATCGACTTGGCCGTATATCTTTTCCTACACCCTAACAACTCTCTGTCAAAACTAAGGACAAACAAGGGTAAGGCTAAATATGAGTATATTGACACTAAGAAACGTTCAGAGGCTAAGATGGCTAACATTGATGCTCTACAAGAGGCTCTATCTCATGCTAAGAACATTTCAGAAGACCTGTTGATTATTCTGGCAAAAGGATTGGGTATTAAGGGAGTTGAGAAGAAAGATGCAGCTGACGTTCGCGCTGACGTAATGGAGTTCGCTAGTAAATACCCTAAAGTATACTTAGAGAAGTCGGGTACTGAAATTACCTACATAGAAGGCCGTATAACTAACTTAATCGACAAGGGAATAGTTAAGCTGAATACAGTAGGTAGTATCCGCAGATGGTCTTGGACAAGCGGAGAAAGAGAAGGAGAACACATCTTGGATATCATTAATGTGACTCAGGATGCTAAGTCTGCTTTGAGGAACTATTTCTTCAATGATATTTCTAAACACATGAGTATTTTGAACAATATCACTAATGATATTGGTTCAAGAGAGAAAGCTAACAGAGAATTGCAGCGTATGCAGGAAGAGGCTAATCCAGTTGTAGAGTTAGAATCAACTGATAAAGTTATCGGAGATGCGTTGCCGGACTACTTAAAGAACCAAGGAGCCGGAGAGGTTCAAGAGTTCAAGAAAACTATTAAATTCACCAAAGAAGATGCTATAGAGGCGTTAACGGATGAATTTGGTAATCCTCCTCACCACAAGAGTGTAGAGAAGTGGTTGCGTGAAAAGAATGAAGCAGAGGCATAAACACAATTGAAACTATGAAGGAAGTCGTTGGTATTAAATTATCAGCGACTTTTTTGTTTTAATTATATACCTTTGAATATGATACTTGTAAAAACACTTTGGGACAGATTGAAGGTACTTACTAAGGCAGGTACATCAGGCTACTTTACTGCTGAGGAATTTAACAGTAATTTATATTCAGTTCAGTACACGGTTCTATCTATCCTTTGTGATAATTACGAGAACAGCCAGAAGGTTAGCGATGCTCTCATTAATCATATTAAGACCTATACTGGTAGCACTACAGCTGCAGGTAAAATGTTCGCAGTAAGTATTGAGCAAAGCCTATCTAATTATTACAGGACACTAGCACTAAATTTTTCAGGCTCGGAGCTTTCTCCATCTAAAAAAATAGCCGTAAATGAAGTTGGTATGTATTCTACTTCTCCAATACGCAAAGCGGATTTGACTAAAAACAGAACCTTGTATTATTTTGTAGACAATAACATTCAAACTTTACCAAAACAATCTCTTCCATTCAGTTTTATTTATTGTGTTAAGCCTGCGCTTGCTAAAATAGCATTCACGACAGCGGAAGATGAAGACAATGACTACTTGGTCGTTGATAATACCAATACGGTTAATATTGATTTTCCAGAAGGTCTATTCAACTTATTCGCCTACTTAATGTTGGAGAGTATGGGGATTGAGCAGAAAGAATCATTAGCTTCTGAATACGCACAACTAGGAATAAACAGAACAATTCAAACAGACATTAAATAATAAAGCCATGACATTAGCAGAAAAAAAACAAGAGGTTGTAGATGAGATTGTGAATCTATACTCAGAAAACATTCAGGTAGTTCCTACAGATGAATTAAGTCCAGTTGCCGGAGCAGGGGCAGTTGAAGGATTCGTATCGAAAGAGTTCAGGACTATTTCAGGGACTAAGACAGACAAAAGAGGCCGTACTATTTACGTTGGTACAAAAGGATAGGTAGATGAGAAAGAATGTATTCATAGAAAATATTATCATTGCGATAGGGGGTGGTGTCCTTACAGACGAGATGGCTGTTCAGCGTGTTGACGTGGAAGCCTTCGCTCCTGCAGCAGTTAACTACGCATTGACAGCCGGAAGGAACACCGCTATATCACAAGAGGGAAATAGAGACTTACCTTCGATGTTCTATGGTACATTCAGTAATCTACCTATTGACAGAACAAGTAGCGTAGCTAAGGTTACGCTACCTAAAGGTTACGCTCCGTTATACGGGAATGAGGGGATCAGGTCGGTATTTGATAACTGTGGTAATTATTACTCTCCATTAATGGATGCTGATAGGAGGTCTATTAAACACTATAAAGGTAAGCTAATTGATCAGGGGTTCTATTATCCAATTGGTACCAGAGGAGTAGAAGTATATCCGTCGTCTGAACTAGTAGAAAGCCTGAATGGAGAATACATTGTTCGGTTTGAAGACTTGGATGATGAGGATGAATTACCTTTAGCCGGAGACACAGAGGTTATGGCTATAGAAATGTGTGCCAAATGGTTTATTGACCCAAGGAGTAGACCTGCAGACTTGCTGAATAACAAATCAGATGAAGCTAATACAATTAAAAAATAGAATATGTCAAAAGCATTAGTACCTATCAGAACATTAGCAAGTGATATTAGCGCAGGTATGGGCGATTCAACTGGCAAATTCGAGTTTACAATTAGTCGTCATTTACTGAGTGGATGGAGAGAAATGAATCTTTACCTGAATCAGGAATTTAATATCAAAACTGAGGTACTAGAATACGATAATGTAGTTAATCTTCCTTGTGATTTTGTTTTTGAAACAAAAGTA